AACAAGCTCCTGTATGGTATGAGGCCATCGGAGTTAATCACAGTCACAGCAGGTAGTGGCTTGGGTAAGAGTCAATTCCTTCGAGAGATATTGTTCAATATACTGAACACTACCAAGTGGAATGTTGGAGGTTTATTCCTTGAAGAGTCCACTCGTAAGACTGCTAGAAGCATCATGTCGTTACACGCTAACAAGCTTCTGCACTTACCTGACACACCAACAACTGAGAAGGAACTTAAAGATGCTTTCGATGCAACACTTGGTACTAATCGTGTTTATCTCTTTGACCATTTCGGTAGCAGTGACGTTGACAACATTGCCAACAGAATCCGATACATGGCTAAAGCTTGCGATTGCAGGGTTATCTTTCTTGACCACATCAGTATTGTTATATCTGGTCAAGACAATGGAGATGAGCGTAAGGCTATTGATAACATGATGACGAAGCTTCGTACACTGGTGCAAGAGCTTGAGATTACATTGATCTGTGTCAGTCACCTTCGTAGACTGCAGGGGAATCAAGGGCATGAAGATGGAGGCAGTGTGTCACTGTCTCAGCTCAGAGGCTCAGGTGCTATTGCTCAGCTAAGTGATGCTGTGATTACCTTGGAGCGTAACAGCATGGCAGCAGATGACAATGAACGTCACATGACGAAGGTAGCTGTGGCTAAGAATCGTTACAATGGCTACACAGGCCCAGCTTGTGTGCTGAAGTATGACATGAACACTGGTCGCATGGTTGAGGTACAAGAGGAGGTATTATGAGAGACTCAGATGTACAACGAGAGATTGATAACATGACTGAAAAGAAGGCTAATCCTTTCAGTGTAGCTCAGGAGCAGTATGAGGCTCGGTGGGACTTAATCTTTGGTCGTGACAAGGGTGATAAAGAACGTGATGTAGAGTTTGACAAAGAGGCTGATAAGCTAGAAGAGGAGCAAGACAAATGAGTGCATGGTTAATCGCTGTAGTTGGAGTGGTCTACACTATCGTAGCTGTGGACTTACTCTACAAAGGGAATACTGGTCTGGGTATAGCCTTCATTGGCTATGCACTAGGTAACGTGGGTCTGTACATGGAGGCTGCAAAATGACACAAGATGAAATCATTGAGATGGCTAGACAGGTGGGGCTTGACCCAGACCTTTGGAATTACACCGATGCTTTTGAACGCTTTGCCAAACTGGTAGCAGAGCATGCGAAAGAGGAAGAGCGTGAGGCTTGTGCTTTGCTCTGTGAAGAACTTAAATATGATGGCTATGAAATGGTGAAAGATAATCCTGTATTGGCTAGAAAAATTAGAGCAAGGGGACAAGCATGAGTAAGTGGGTTAAGAACGTTAAGAATCAAGAGGAAGCTGATGCTATCATTGAAGCCCGTAAGGAAAGGAATAGGCTGAAACAACGAGCATGGGCTAAAGCCAACAGAGACAAGGCTAATGCTTACAGGAGAAGGGCTAAGGAACGTAAGAGGAATATATTACTAGTAACCGCAGCAGACCCTGTAAAGACTGCCTACCATACTGACTGGAAGGGTACACTGTATCATTGTCCTGAACTAACTTATAGAGGTAAGGTAACATGATTGACGTAGACACGATAGCTGGTAGAATGCTTGACTTGGAGACTAAGTACTATGAAATGCAGGATAAGTATCAGTTACTCATTCACCACTATGAAGACTTGAAAGCAGAATATGAAGCGTATCGTATTGGACATCGAGACAACCTTAGATCACAACACGATTTGGATGGTGGTAACTAAGGACATTGACAGTGGAGAAGTGAACGTATGGAAAGCAGCAGACAGCCTCGTGGAGTATTTAAAGGACGTTACATTGATAGTAGCCCACAACGGGATAAGCTTCGATTTCTCGATACTCAACAGGCTTTGGAGTACGAAGATTCGCTTGAACCAAGTGTTCGATACACTGATAGCCTCAAGACTGCTAGATCCCTCAGTAGAGAACGGTCACAGCTTAGACGCATGGGGCAACAGGATGGGGACAGTTAAGAAGGTAGACTACAAAAGGATATGGGAATGGTTAATGGAACGACGAGAGGAATACAAAGGTGAGTGCTTTAACATTCCTCACATGGCTCTTCTGGAGTATTATTGCATTAGGGACGTTGAGGTCACTGCTAATCTTTATACTCATCTTACTGATGAACTCAATAAGAAAGACTTTTCACAAGAAAGCCTTACTCTTGAGCATAAGGTAGCAGCTATCATCTCTGAACAGGAACGTCATGGATTCAAACTCGATCAAGTCTATGCCACTTGCTTACTTGCTGACATCAAAGGAAAGATGGCTGGAATCTATGAGCAGATGCAAGAGAGATGGCCTCCAACAGTCACACCAAGGTTCCACAAGACAAGTGGAAAGCCCATTAAAGACTGCATTGATACTTTCAATCCCGGAAGTAGAAAGCAGATCGGAGAGAAGCTGATGGAACTAGGATGGAAGCCTAAGGTGTTTACTGAGAAGGGTCAGGCTATTGTCGATGAGTCTGTGCTTGCTAAGGTTCCTCTACCTGAAGCTCAGTTGATTGCCACGTACTTGATGCTGCAGAAACGTGTAGCTCAGATTGAAAGCTGGCTTGAGGCTGTAGGTAAGGACGGTAGAGTGCATGGTAAGGTTATCACGAATGGAGCTGTCTCAGGTAGAGCTACTCATAGCTCTCCTAATATGGCTCAGATTCCCGCTACAAGGTCAGAGTATGGTAAAGAATGTAGAAGTTGCTGGACTGTTGAGGAAGGTAATGTCCTTGTCGGTACGGATTTGTCTGGTATTGAGCTACGTTGTTTTGCTCACTATCTTAATGATACTGAATATTCAAATGAGGTTGTAAATGGAGATGTCCACACTAGAAATCAGAAGGCATTTGGAGTCGCTACGAGAGATCTTGCCAAGACTGTGCTATATGCCACACTCTACGGTGCTTCACCGGGTAAAGTTGGTACAATTATTGGTGGTTCAGAAAAGCAGGGGAGAAAGATTATTGATAATTTTCAACGGAACGTCCCAGCATACGCAACGCTTAAAAAGAAAGTATCTAAGTTCGCTGCAAAAGGGTGGATACCGGGTCTTGATGGACGTAGATTGCAGATTAGATCTGAGCATAGCGCACTTAATACACTCCTTCAGTCGGCAGGAGCGATTATTGCTAAGCAATGGATTGTGTGCTTTCACGAGGAACTCCGTAAGAAAAAAGTACCATTTAAGTTAGTTGCATGGGTTCACGATGAGGTACAAATTGAAGTTCCTAAAATGTATGGTACAATGGTAGGAGAGATTGTTGTTAAAGCAGCAGCTGATGCAGGTGAGATCTTAAAGTTTAGATGTCCTGTAGGAGCTGAGTTTAAGACTGGAAAGAATTGGTATGACTGTCACTAAATATCCTAACGGGTACTTTAAAGATAAGAACTGCAAGTCTTGTGGTGCTATCTTTACACCTACAAACCCATGTAATACATATTGTAGTGTAGAATGTAGAGGAAAGAATGCTTACTACAAACGTAACTATGGTATTGATGATGCTGAGTTAGCTAAGATGAAGGAAGACCAAGAAAATAAATGTTACTTGTGTGGTTCTGAAGGCTTCTTGATAGGGAATAATAACCACAATGAAAAGTTAGCAGTTGACCACGACCATAAAACTGGTAAAGTCCGTAAGCTTTTGTGTCATAATTGCAACCGTGCTCTAGGTTTGTTTAAGGACAATCCTGCGCTTATGAGAAAGGCTGCAAGTTATGTCGAAGAGCATTGATAAGAATCAAATACTGTTTAATGTTGAAGGTGAAACTTTCAGGATTAAGATAGGAGAGGATCTAGATCTTGAAGAGGTATACACTGTGCTATTATCTGCACTTGTGTACTTAGAAGATCTGGCATCGGGTAATACAGCTCACCCGTCACAAGAGCTGCATTGATAGTAGAAACTAAAGGAAAATGAAATGAGTATTGATACAGTGAAGCCCGTTAAAGTTGCTGGTGAAATCTTCTGGAGCAACTGGATGAATAACTTTAACACTAAGTTCAACGAAGACAACAAGAAGTACGAATGTACCATTGGTAACTTGAGTGATGCAGCTTGTGAGAAGCTTAAAGAGCTGGGCATCAACATCAAGAACAAAGAGAGCATGGGTAACTTCATTGTTGCTAAGTCAACCTACTTGTTCACACCTGTGGATGAGGAAGGCAATCCTGTAGACATTGCCAAGATGGGTAATGGTACTAAGTGTCACGCAGTTATCTCATCATATCGTCACAAGATGTCAGCTAAGTTCGGTGCTGCACCTTCAATCAAGAAGTTGGTAGTGACTGAGCTGAAGGTGTACGTTCCTGAAGGTGCTGAGGAAGAAGAGACTGCGGACGATGTCCTCTGATAAACCTGTAGAAGCCATCGTGGATGCGGACTTTCTCGTATACAAGGTTGGCTTCTCATGTGAGGATGAAGAGGAACGGTGGGCACTAAATCGACTCACAGAGTGGTTTACCGACATCATCTATATGCGTCTGAAGTGTGATGACTACAGAGCATGGATTACAGGTAAAACTAACTTTAGATTCGAGGTAGCTACCACTGTTCCTTACAAAGGTAATCGTAAGGATGCTCCCAAGCCTAAGCACTATGAGGCTCTTCGCAAACATCTCATGAAGCTCGGTGCTAAGATGTCTGAGAACGAAGAGGCTGATGACTCTGTAGGCATAGCGTCCACTGAAGGTAACTACTGGATCGTCCACGTTGACAAGGATCTAGATCAGTTACCGGGGTGGCACTATAATCCTGTAAAGGATGAGGAGTATTATGTTACTGAGTTTGAAGGCTTGTACAGTTTCTACAAACAGATACTTACAGGTGACAGAGTTGATAACATTGAAGGTATCAGAGGTATTGGCCCTGTAAAGGCTGATAAGATTCTCAAAGACTGTACAACCGAAGAGGAATTATATGCAGCTTGTATCAAAGCTTATGACGGCAATACTGACAGGGTACTGGAAAACGGTAAGCTCTTATGGCTAAGAAGAAAACCAAACCAGATGTGGCAACCTCCTTTGAACTTGCAGGATCAAAGTGGCACGTTAACTACGTAGTGCACATGGATGATATGGGTAAGTGTGACCCTGAGAAGCAAGTCATATCTATCCGTATGGACATGAACAAGCAGACCACTGAGCAAACCTTCTACCATGAGTTAGTTCATGCCATTATGTTTACAATGGGTAAGCTATCACATGATGAAGAATTTGTAGATACCTTTGGAGCTTTCTTGCACCAGTATCACATCACTAAGGAGTACCATGAAGCCGAAGCGTAAGAAGCCACTGACAGTTAGACAAGTAGCTTTGAAGCATGGGTTCAGGTCAGGATTAGAGGATAAGATAGTC